AAGATTATATTAAATTACGAGAAACTACAAGCAAGGGTTACAAGGAAACCTACCCTTATGATGGAATAGAATTGGGTAGGCAAGGGTGTACTGTCCGAAGAGGGGTCAGTCACGATGGAATGACTGGGGCTTTGAACACTACCGATGGTAATTGGGGGGTACTTATGGATGATTTTCGGATACGAAAACTGACTCCGACAGAGTGTGAAAGGTTGCAAGGATTCCCTGATGGTTGGACAGAGCTTGGTGCAGATGGATCAAGGATATCCGACACACAAAGGTATAAGTGTTTAGGTAATGCAGTAACAACAAATGTTATTACTTGGATTGTGGATAATTGGGATTTTAAGGTGGATATTGATGGAGAATGAATTTTCGATAAATAATAAAGCTTTGCATATTTATTGCCTATCTGATGCTCATTTGGGCAGTAATGTATTCAATCGTGAGTACTGGGAGTATGCTTTGAAGATTTTCAAAAAGGATAAGCATAACAAGGTACTTTATTTGAATGGAGATTTACTGGAAGTCAGTAGTAAGAATGTAGGGGATTCAGTATTCAATCAGGAAATGGATGTGAATGAACAGATTAATCAGATGGTTGAATACCTAGAACCACACAAGCAATACATCAGAGGATTGACTAGTGGTAATCACGATAGTATGAGAACAAAGAAAGATTTTAACCTTGATACTGCCAAGGTTATTGCAGATATGTTGGATGTTCCATACAATAATAGCATCTACGATACCCTACTAGTGAATGATAAGAAGTTGAGCATCTACCTTGCCCACGGTAAAGGTAGCAGTAAACTACAACATTTAGCACTAGGCAAGATACAACGAGATATGAGCTTCATAGAGGCAGATATCAATTTTATGGGGCATTTGCATAGGTGTGGCAGTATTGAACAAGTCTACTATCAACCAAACAAGGGATACTATCGCCGATTATTCTGCCTTACTGGTCACTTCTTACGATACGAAAACAGCTATGCAAGTAATATGCTACTCTCACCAAGCCCTGAATCATTTTTACGAGTGGAAGTGGACAAGGAATTAAATAAGAATGTGACAATGTATGAATCTGACAAAATAGATTGGAGAGGTGAATGATTTATGGCTGAAACAATACTAGATTTACAAGAACAAATAACAAAACTAGAAACAGAACTCACAGAAATGTACAAAGAAGATGAAAGACTATGCCAAATAATAGGAGAAACGAAGACACAGAAAGCAATACTGGAAGAAACAATACAGAAACAGAATGAAGTAATAAACCTACTCACCCAAATAATTGAGTTATATGCAAATTATTAAAGCAGTACTGGATGCAGTTATCACACAAGGGATACAAGTCAGTAGCATAGATGATGTACCACTCAATATTTACTTACTTGATGACACCATCTACCCATTATCCTTTATCCTAGATGAAACCGATGACCTGCTCACAATAGCAGTAACCGACCCTGATGGATTTGAACGAGCCAAAATCATACCAAAGGAAAACCTATCAAGTATAGAAATAATCTACCAACAAGACCTAGAACCACCAACCGAAGACAATACCACAAACGAGGTGATGTACAATTAAAGCAGATGAACTATTAAGAATACTGCAAAACATTCCCAACCCACAAGACTACACCCTCATCCTCTTCAACGAAGCCAATGGTGACTACGAAGAAGTCATCAGCATAATAACCGACCACGAGGAGGGGATCATACATATTGAATGAAGATAATATCCTACTAATAGACCCACCATTTCCCACCAGTAACAAAAGCAGAAACAACCAAGAAATGCTACCAATCGGCTTACTCAAAATTGGTGCAATGCTCAAAGACAAAGGCAAAAAAGTAGAACTCTACCGAATGAACAATCCCACACCAATCACCATAAAACCACAAATCATACTCATCACATCCACATTCACCTACTACTCCAAATATGTCACACAAGCAGTACAATATGCACGAAAACACTACCCTCAAGCAAAAATAATCGTTGGAGGCATATTTGCATCACTACAACCAAGCTTATGCAAACAAGTAACTGGGTGTGATGAGGTATATCAGGGGATAATAGAAGAGGCTGAACAATACCCAACAGACTACACTTTACTGCCTGATGGTGAGGAGATCAACTACCAAATCCTACACACAAGCAGAGGCTGTGTAAGGAACTGTGAATTCTGTGGATCATACTTGATAGAACCAAAATTCAGTTGCAAACGAACCATTAAGGATTTGATTTTCAAGAAACACTTAATCTTCTATGATAATAATTTCCTAGCCAATCCTTATATTGAAGATATTCTCAATGAACTGATAGAATTGAAAAAGGATAGGAAGATAAGTAGTTGTGAATGTCAAAGTGGAATTGATTACCGAATACTACTGAAAAAACCACACCTTGCAAGGAGGATGTATGATGCAGGATTCAGGAAAATCTACATCGCTTGGGATACTGGAGTAGAAGAGTACGAAAAGATTAAAAAAACAGTAGACATACTAGAGGAGAATGGTTTCAACCGAACACAAAAAATCAATGTCTTCATATTATACAATCACGAGCAACCATTCAAGACCTTGGAATGGAAAAGGGTTAAATGCTTTGAGATGCGAGTGCAGATAATGGATTGCAGATACAGACCACTCACACTACTGGAAGATAATTACAATCCATACAAGCCAAATGACACTAATTATTACATCCACCCTAATTGGACTAACGAGGAAATCAGAACTTATCGTAAGAATATTCGCCGACAGAATATCTGTGTCCGATGGAGAATCCCCTGCTACTACCGAGGACTAGAAGACAGTAGTGTAAGCAAGGAAATGTTCGAGAAACTAAACGAGAACGAAAGAAAACAATTAAAAGGATACTGGAATCCAAAAACAATCACAAAACTAGAAACCAAACAAACAAAATTAGAGGATATGATACAGAATGGAAAATGAGTTCAAAAGTTTCTATAAAGAAGTTAAGGGAAACGAGGGAGATAAATGCCACATCAATGTCAGATTGGATACTTATGGTAGGGGCTGTCAGCATAATTGCAGCTACTGTTATGCGAAAAGCCTACTTGATTTCAGAAAACTATGGGATTACGAGCATCCTGCAGTAGCAGATATTAACAAGATTCGTAGGAAAATCAAAAGAATCAAGGATGTGGATGTAATCAGGCTAGGGGGAATGACAGATTGTTTCCAAGAACTTGAGAAAACAGAACGAGTCACCTATGAAACAATCAAGGCATTGAATGAAGTTGGTCAAGAGTACTTGATTGTGACCAAATCTGATTTAGTTGCATCACCTGAATATTTGGAGGTTCTTGATCCACAATTAGCACATATTCAAGTAACTCTGACTTGTACTGATGATGAGTTATATGAGAAACTGGACTATGAGAATGCCCCCCTGCCAAGCAAAAGGATACAAGCCATTGAAACCCTGCAAAGGAATGGTTTCGATGTTAGTGTGCGATTGTCACCTTTCATAGACTCATTCGTGGATTACGATGTACTGGCTGATATTCAATGTGATAAGATTCTTGTTGAATTTTTGAGGGTTAATACTTGGGTGAAAAGATGGTTCGGCTACCACATAGACCTATCTGAATATACTGTGAAACAATCTAACTACTGGCATTTACCATTATCCAAAAAACAAGAACTAATCAGAAACATAAAAGGATTCAAGGAAATAACAATCTGTGAGGATGAGTCAGAAGCTTATGAATACTGGAAACACAATTTTAATCCAAACCCTGAAGACTGTTGCAACCTACGAAAACTTTAAATAATAAAAACCATATATAGTACAACTAGGTGATACAATGTTTTATGAAAATGTAGAATACGATATCTTATCAGATATATCAATAGAAGACTTGCAAAAATACCTAGTTGAAAACAATATTTATCTTAATATGTCAACAACAACAGAAAAATGGGCAGGATTCAGCCATTACTATGGAAGAGAAAATGGATTGAATGATGTCTATGCAGGAAGCTTCGCCAATATGGTAGCACAATTCATAACTGGAATGAGCTGCAGTTGTGGAACAGAAGTTTACCTCAAAGAAGAGAAAATCGAGATGGAAATATTGAAGATTTCAGATAAAATATTCCTCTCCAACTTTCCCAAAGAGGAAAAAGTTAAAATGCTTTTCAAAGAAATTTTCGATTTCTACAATCAACCTGATTTCCAACAGAAATATGAGATTGCTTTTGGCAGATTGGATTGCAGGTTAACTTATACTGATAGTGTGAGATTGGAAAAGGTTGAGGGAAACAATCCCACAGAGAAAGTTAGGAATCTTCTCCGATTCTATGATGAGAATCATAAATAGATTCCAAGATTTGGATTTTAATTCCAGTTTCAGATTCTAAAATGAATTTCCGAAATTTGAATTAGTTTCCGAGATTTGGATTTAAAATTCAATCCTAGATTTAAAAATGAGTTTCCGAAAACTAGGAAACTTTCCGAAAAATAGAAATAAAAATCAGTTTCAGATTTAAAAATGAATCCTAGAATTTTACACAAAACGAGGTGAAAAAATGAAATCATTTAAAGATAAAAAGGACTTTAAAAAGTACCTTGATGACCACCATCAAGGAGAAAAAATCAGAATATGGGTGGAAAGCCCAAGACTCAAAGATGGAACAGAACTCCACAGAAGAGGAGATAACTTCATCTATGCAAGAGTCTATGATAATAATGATAAATGTAATTTTACCCCACAATTCAGTTTAGGGTACAATTACCACGATAGGAAAGATGCCGAGATGGTTGCAGGTATCTTCGAGAAACATATCGGAGAATATGCTCTGAAACCATCAGATATCAAATTCTAAAATTATATTACTAGTTGCACTACATCAAAAGTGCAACAAACCCCTATTTTTCAACAACACTTTATTATCTTGCATCTTCAATCAAAAATAACACTACTTTTCAGATGCATTGTCTTAAATCCTTGTACTCTTCAATAAGAAAAACAAGCATCGAAAAACACCACATCCTCTCTTTTTAGCACCCATCGTGCAAGAACCCTCATTGACAACCATCGTGCCAAAAAAAAATCTCCCATTATCGTTGACTGGCTTCGTGCAGAAAGCATTTTAACGAGCTTCGTGCAAAAACCCCCACCCCTTTTAACGAGCTTCGTGGAAAACGATTTACTGGCTTCGTGGAGAACCCCCTCCTATCCGAAGAGCCTCCCCTTGCCCACTCTGACTTGATCCAGTAACCCCCCCACTCATCAATATATCATCCTGGATCTTTTCGCTGTTGCTTTGTCGGATGATCCTCAAAATTATCCTATTATATATAATATTATATTATTTTTCTTTTTTTTTCAGGTGCTTTTTTGGAAGCGTCTAAATAGAAACATTTATATACTACTTAAAACATACTATGTACATCGAAGTAAAACAACTTCACACAAAAAACGAGGTAATACAGATGGCAACTATAATATCAATCAAAGGAGCATTCTACAATAATGCATTCAAAAACAACCTAAAATATATTGAAACTAGAAGTCAGATTATCAAAAACAAAAATGGGAAAACATATCAGAAAATCGGAGAAACAATCTATTTCTATAATAGTGACACAAAGCAAGTGGAGTACAAAGCAAAGTTATTAAATATTATTAATGATTACGATGAGTTAAGCGAAAGAGAAAGAAAAAATGTGGATCAATATGGTTTACACTATAATCTTTTCCTAGTATTTGATAATATAAAAATCCTTGAAAAACCTCTGAAACCTGCAAATGTCTACCAAGGCATTTTCACAGAAACCGAGCTTATCGAAAAGGATGGAATCATAACAAGGCTGTTGCACACTGATGAGCAATTTATCATCCTTGATGCTAACAATGGTTTCCCAGTTGCAAAAATAAGAATAAAGAACCCTGATGATCCTAAAAGTGTGGAAGACGCTAGAAGATTAGCAGAAAAAATGCAAAATGTGATATAAGGAGATTAAATATGGCAAAACTAAATAAAAGAGTAGTGAGAATCAATACAGTTAAAAAAGAACTAAATAAACTACACAAAGAAGATGTTGAACAAATAAGCTTATTTTATGGCAGGATTAGAGGACATAGAAAATATGTACACATATCCACAAAAGACACAAGATTGGATTTAGAATTTACCCCTAATGAATTTGGCGAAATAGCCTACAAGTTAGATTATTTAAATGGGGAAAAATTAGATTATTTAATTTAGATTTAATTAATTTTAGTTTGGAGGGATAATTATGAATGAGGAATTTCAGATGAAAAAAGAGTGGAAATTGGATGCATATCTCTGCATAAAAGGATTAAAAAATCCGGATATCCAGTTTAATCTAGCAAACTTGTATATGTATTTGTCAAGGGATGGAATATTAACAGAGAACGAAATTCAGGAATTTGACAAAATGATAAGGAAAATGACATCTGTAGAATATAACTTATTAGAAGAGTTATTTGAAGATGACCAAGCTTGGAGGAGAGGTTAAAATCTTGGATCAGTAGGATGGAAAAATCCTACATTACCAAAAACTTTATATACTAGAAAAAACATACTATGTACAACGAGTACTACCAGTACTTCAAGGAGGAATACTAATGAAAATTGACAATTACGAAGCAACAAGAAACGATATAGTAACCATACTTGGAAAAATAACCACATTCAAAGGAGTATTCAGTACCGAAGAATGGTTATACGAGTGCGAATTTGAAGATGGAACTCATCAAATCAGTTTCGAGAAAAAAAGCCTCTTTGAACCTGATTTAAGAGATATCAGAACATTATATAGTATGGTTGACTGGGAAAAATATGCTGAAAACATTCCAAGATGTGAGAATGGAGCATATGACCTCTCCGAACACAACAGAAATTATAATTTCTATTTAAAGGATGAGAATGGAAGCCCTGTCACCCATCACCTAGGGATCAAAGTTGTTAAGGTAGATGACAACGAGAGATTAAGTGTTTACCTTATTGATGATGTGTCATATCATACTCCGGTTAATGATATTATTCATAGTTTCGATGAGGAAACCAAGCGAATTTTTAATAATATCATTGATGAGTCAGAGGGCTACAAGATACTTAAGGAAGATTATCTTTATATAAATGATGGAATCCATTATGTTAATGGAAGATTACGAGTATTATGTTATAAATAAAAATTGAAGTGGGATGGGATCAAAAATTCCATCCTAACAATATACCAAAAACTTTATATAATAGAAAGAACATACTAATTACAACGAAGTACAACTTCGCAAGACAAAAACTGGAGGAAAACAAATGACATTATTTAACTTTTTTGAACAGACAGAGAACATAGAAACAGTAAGTAGATACAATGGTGGATGGTTAAAATCTGTAACTGGACTGGACAAGACTAAAACAAATGGATACTCCATCCTTGGAGAATTTACTAAAGCAGGTAATTACAAGCACGATTACAAAAATGGCTTATACCTTGACTGCAGTAAAGATGGCAGCAGAAAAAACCAAGAATGGAACTACCACCTCTTTAGAGTGGATCAAGATGGATTCCACCTTATTCAAACCTTGGAAAATGGTGGCAGAAACTGGGCTTGTGAATTTTGGGAAAACATCGAAGCGGAATTGAAAAAAGATTCCAAAACCGACAAAGCTTCAGGACAAGACATCCTTAACGAGCTTTCAGAATCCTATTCCGATTCTGAAATCGAGGAATTAAGACAACTGCTCAACAAGAGAGCAGAGAAGAAATATGCATTCCAAGGAAAAGCAGTAACCAAAACTGAATTCGAGGGATACCTCAAAATCAATGGATTAGAGAAAATTGAGAAAACAGAATTCATCGAGGATTATAAAAACGAATGCTTAAGCAAAGGCATCACCGAAGAGGAATTAAAACAAGCAGAAAAGGGCGAAATCGAGAAAAATGCTTTAGGCTTGTTTGCTGTTAAAGAAATCGGATTAAAAATCGAGGATGTAAAACGAATAGTCAATCAAAACTCCGAATGCTTAACAAACAGAATCAAGGAAATGAAATTCGCAAAGTACTACGAGTACGAACCTGCAAAATATGTATTCGCAAAAGCAGAATACAAGGGAAAATTGAATTTATACAAACATATTTTATAATTAATTTCCGAAAACTTGGAAACTTTTCCCAGTACAGAATCAAAAATGAATTTCCGAGGATCAGAAATAAAAATCGATTCCGGAAACATAAACAGATTCCGAAAACTGGAAAAGTTTCCGAGAACTGGAAACAAAAATGGATCACAGAAATAAAAATCAATTTGGAGGAATTAATTTATGACATTAGAACAGTACAAGAGAGAAATCTACATTATAGGCAAGGAAGAAAGATGCCGAAGACAAGTCGGACAATTATGGATCATAAGGGATGATATTAAAAATGCTATCAATGGTCACGAGTACCCACTTAACCAAGACTGGGAATATTATATTATGCACCTTTACTATAATGACCTAAACTGCAACTGGAAAACACTAGCACAACTCAACCAAGCATATCATACAAAAAATTATGAAAAACTATTATCATTGATAATAAAATTGCAAGAGTACTACCTGCAGAAAGCAAACAGACAAAGAAAAATATTAATCAAAATAAAGGAGGCAAAACAATGATAATTTTAAGCTTAACAATCAAAGACACTTGCTATGACCTCATCATTAATGATTTTTTAAGCAGTAAACCTCTTCAATTCGAGAAAATCCCATTAGAATGCTATGGCTGTAATGGAGAAGACTGCCCCCTAGAACTGCTTGAAGATGATGAGAAATGCGAGGGCTATGGAACACCACTCATAAGGCTTGACATCCAAAGACACTCTCAAATCTAAAAACCACCACACCAAACACACCATCCACCACTACTTCTTTTCAATGCATTCGTGCATCTTTCGTGCCACAAAATCATCCACCATACCCACATCGTGGCAAAAAAAATTAACAGCCCCATCGTGGTAGGCTCTTCGTGGAGGGGCTTTAAAAATATATGCAAGATCCACTAAAAAAAATAAAAAATATGCTTTTTAGGATCTGCAGGACATCCAATAGCTGCAGGACATCCAATAGCTGCAGGACATCCAATAGCTGCAGGACATCCAATAGCTGCAGGACATCCAATAGCTGCAGGACATCCAATAGCTGCAGGACATCCAATAGCTGCAGGACATCCAATAGC